GCCAGACCATCCGAGGTGCGGGCGAAGTCGCCAGTGGCGCTGGCCGCGTCCCGCTGGATGACAGCGAGGGTCGCAGTGACCTTCTCCTGTGCGGTGAGTTCGGCGGCGGCCTTCTTGCCAGTGGTGGCCAGAGCCTCCTGCTCGACACGGGCCGCGCTGATGTTCGGGATGAGTAGGCGGATTGAGTCGTACTCGCCACGGGTTGCGGCAGAGATCCGGGTGAGGACGTCCTCGGTGTCTAGGTTGCGGAACGAACCGAGGTCGGCTGCGAGCTGCACGGTGCTCTGTGACATCTGTGCGGCTTGGTCGCCGGCGAACCCCAGCTGCGTGAACATGTCACCGAACGAGGATGCGGCCTGCAATGCGGCCTGCTCGGAGAGGCCCGCAGACCTGTCTGCCGTCTTGGCCCAGTCCTCCATCGCCGAGGCCTGGTCCCCGAAGATGACCGTACCCATGTTGACGGTCTCGCTCAGGTCACTCGCTGAGTCGATCGACTTCTTCGCGAAGATAGCCGCCGAGGCTGCGAGTGCCACGAACTGAGCCGTGCCCACGGTCCGCAGACCGCTGATCGCCTTCTCTTGCTTCGAGAGCTTGTCCGACATTGAGTCGAACACCTTCGAGGCGTTGTCCTTGGCCAGGATGTCGAACACGATGTTCGCGGAACGGGAAGCCATGGAGCCACCTCCTCTTGGGGGTTCGCTATCTAGTTGGGTTGCTGCGCGACGCTCGCCTCGTGGTCTTCACAGAAGACAAAGAACTGCTCGAGGGTGAGGGCCCACATATCACGCGGTGTGAGGTGATACGCGCGGGCAAAGAGCGGGAGCCGTGCCGTCACAGAGACCGACACTGACGGCTCGAGCGCTACTGCAGGCCAAGCGGCTCCGGGATCGTCGTCGTGTCCGCCGCGGCGACGGCCGGAGCGGAACCCGTCTGCGGCACCTGAGGGTCCGCCTGGGCGTCCTGCTCTGCATCGGCATACGCGTCAACGAGCGCCTGGTCGTCAACATCATCCGCAACCGGATAGAAGTCCGAGATCGGCATTCGGCACACCTGCTCCCAGGACACCTTGAACCCAGCAGCACGCAACGTCGCGAACACCGTGATCTGGCTCGTGCGAATCTCATCACTGCCCGTCAACTTCGACGGCGCACCCCGGTACGGCACACCACGACGCTCGGCCAACTGCTCAGCAGCAGCAAGCGTCGAACGATCGATCAGGCCGTGGAGGTCAGAAACCCGCCACCCCAGAGCGTCGAGGACCTCAGCGAGAGCGTCCATCGGCATCTTGAGCGGTCCCACGATAGGAACACAGGCCCCCGACCACGGGGCAGATGGGTCTGACGTGCTGAACTGATACTTCATCTCGAAGCCTCCAAAGGCTACTCAACAGGGGACGTGCGGATGAGTGCGGCCGCGTCATCAATGACGGTGTACAGCGCCTCACGGGCCTCGACGATGCCGGCCGCGGCACCGCGCTGGAAGTACTGATTACCTGCCTGCTCGATGTAGCGGCCGCTAGTCCCAGCACGGTGGCGCCACTTCTTCGAGTTCAACGCCTTATTCGCCCAGAACGGGCGCGCCGACGCGACACGCACAGAAGCCCCACGCCCCGTGCTCGGCGTCCTCACCTGCGTGGTGAGGTTCGCCGCAACACTGTCTCGCAAGCCCGTGTGATACCCACGAGCGGACGCCTGCGACTCGACCGATATGATCCGAGCCCCACCCAAAGTTTTCGCCTTAGGGCCGCTCCGGTAACCACCGCGACGGTTCGCCATCGACAACGAGTAGCGTGTCGCGGAGACCACACCACCCACTGGCTCGTTGTGCAGGATCTCCTGCTGCTTCTGGATGATCGACACACCAGCATCCCGAAGCGCGCGACGCGTATCCCTCGCGAGCTTCGGGCTGATGTTCTTCAGCTGATCGATGAGAGGCCGCAGGTTCGACTTGACGTCGAAGGGCGCCTCAGAAGAAGAGCCCGCCACGGCCGGCCCCTAGACCGCGGTGTCGGTCGACAGGTACGAGATGTAGATCGGAGACGTCGCCGCGACCAACGAATCGAGGGCCTCGAAGTTCATCGACGTGACGATCGGCTTGCCCCCGTTGTCCTGAGGCAGCGAATCGTTGAACATGATCGTGGGGATGTACACCTGCAGCATCGGGTTCGACGAGGTGCCGATCGTGGATGGGTGCGTGAAGTTCAGCAGCAACGACAGCGCCGTCTGGTTCAGCAACGCATCCCGCATCGTGGTGCCCTGCAGTTCGATGTCGAGCGAGCCCGAGACATCAGCCATGCCCCGCTCAGACTTACGTGTCCGCTTGCCTGCCCCGCCCAGGTTGTACCCATCGCCGTCGAGGTTGTTCTTGATCGTGACACTGCCGCTCTTCACGAACGCCACCGCCTCGCCCGCCGTCGTCGCCGGCGTCGTTGCCGTGGGCTTCGTAACCGTCGCGCCGATGTAGATCTCGCCACCGACGAACGTGAGAGGCTCAGCGCCCACCACATACGAAGGAGACGCATACGCCTCCGAGGTGACGACCTCGCGCGAGATCCAGTCCAGGATGATCTTGACGATCGGACCAGAGAAGTCGATCTGCAACTGCTCACACATCGACCCAGGGAACGTGTACGCATGAACGGCCCCACCCCCCACAGGAGGCAGCCCCTTCTGGATCGTGAACGACTTCGACGGACCAGTCGCCGCAGGCGTGTGAACCTGCAAGTACGCGCCAGCATCAGCCGTCACCGTGGACGACGCCGAACCAAGCGCAGCGTCAAGCCACAACCCCAGCCCCTTCGTGACAGCCTCGAGCGTGATCGACCCACCAGCGTCGACCTTCTCAAGCACCCGACCCGCAGTGCGCCGCATCCGAGAACCCGCACGCCGGCCCTCCGCCTGCGCATACGTGTTCTTGAACTGCATCGTCTCCGATACAAACTCAGGAAAGCGATCGACGGCCACGGCAGTGCCGAACGTCGTCTCTTCCTTAATGCCGATCGATGCGTCGAGTACGTTCGACATGGGTCACTCTCCCTGAGTCTGAGCCGCGAGCGCGGCGTCGGTGGTGTTGGTGTCTTCGGTGTCACCCGCGGCAAAGAGGATCGGGATGCCGTCTGCCCCCATCCCGAGGACACCATTCCCTTCGACTTCGGCGGGCTTGGTTGCGTCGATGATGTCTGACCTAGTCATACCGCTCACTACCTCGATACCGAGGTGCTCGGCGAAGGCGACCCAGTCGGCCTTAGAGGCCGACTCGGAGGGGCGCGGCAAGGTGTCGGTGTCGGCGAGGCACCAAAGGTCGGCCTGGCGCAGCAGTCGACTCGCTTGGTCTGGTGTGACCTCAACGGTCTCGCCCACTGCGACGATGCGGCCGAGCAGGGGAACGTCGAGGTCACCGATGGGTGACGTGTTCTTGATCTTGATCACGAGGGCCTCCTAGCCGGTGACGCGCGCACGCGCGATGAATGTGCCGATGAACTCCCACATGCGACCCACACCCGTAGCGGCCTGGTCGCGTCCGGGGACAGTGGTGAACGACTCCATGCGGCACCACATCACCGTGCCTCCGAGCGTCGTGTCGCCCTCAGGGCCAGTGCGTCGCACATACTCCGCGATCGCGGAGAGGTAGTTGGATGCAGCCTCGAAGGCTTCAGCGTCGGCCGACTGCTCGGCGTCAGCACCACCCGCACGGAACGCGTAGGCGTGAACGTCGCACGCGAGGTCCCAGTCTTGGATGCGTTGCGATCCCGACCTAGGGGCATCATCTGCCAGCCCGCCCTCGACGTTACCGATCACGATCATGTCCTGGCCGGCAGACTTCAAGAACGTGCGAGTCACGAGGACATGCTCAGCGCCAGCGTGTACGGCCTTCGCTGCGTCGAACAACGCGGCACGGTACGCGAGACCAGCGTCGACGGGATTCGTCGCGGCAGTCACGCTGCACCTGCTGCGCGCGGTACTGCCTGCAGCCACTCGAGGGCACGCCGCGGGATCGCGTAACCCATCGACGTGATGACGGTCTGCGTGCTGTCATCGGACCAGGGCTGGATCGACTGTCGCGTCTGCTGCCATGAATGCGCGATGATCTCGAGGCACCCCATCTGTGCCGGGATAGGCACCTGTGCGGTGCCCACGACGTAGGTGACGGTTACCTTTGCGCGGCGGCCGAGGTCAACCCACACGATGCCGGCCGGATCGTCGACGGTGTACGCCGAGGCGTCGATGTCCGAACCATCGATCGAGACTGCAGAGACCGTGATGTCACAATGCGGCAACACCACCGAGCTGGAACCGTAGGCACTCACCTCGGACCACGTCTCCTCGGTCGTGAACATGGGGCCCACGATGGACTCAACCACGGCGGACGCGGCCGCGATGTACAGCATGATCGCGTCGAACGCCGTGCCGGCCGAGTTGTTCGTCTGCTGCAGGCGCTCGATCGCACGCTCCCGCGATACCAGATAACGGGGCGCGCTCGGCCACACGTCAAGGATGTCGACGAACGTGTCATCGCCCGCAACCCACCGCAACACGTGCCGTCCAGGCAGCACCGGGATAAACACCGCGGTATGCGCAGCCCCCGCGTCAGTCACCGTAGGAGCCACAGCGAGCGCGGTGCCATCAGGTTGGGTGACCGTGAGTGACGCTGCAGAAGAGTCTGCGCTCGTCCACACGGCCGACGCCTTCGCGTCGACATAGTTCACAGCGTCACTCACGGTTCACCTCCTACTTCGTCGCGGTTGCGGCGGATCCGGCGTCGCCGGCCTTCTCAGCGGCAGCCTTCGCGTCCGCCTCGGCCTTCTCAGCGGCAGCCTTCGCGTCCGCCTCGACAGATGACCCGCCGTAATGCTTGATCTGGGCGTCGACCTGCTTGACTCGCCCGTCGAGACCGCGGCGCACGTAACCCTCGCGCTCGACCCTGAGTGCTTCGATGAGGCGCTGGTTCGGGTTTTGGCCGGCAGACTCGGCGTCTGCCTTGCGGGCCGACGCTGCGTCGTCCCTGTTGGTTGTTCGTGCCATGGGAGAGAGTCCCTTCGAGAGAGGTGCTGAGGGGGGACGGTGAGGGCCCTAGGGGGCCCCCACCGCGATCCCGACTAGAAGGTCGGGGTAACGAGGCCTGTGCCGTCGATCGCCTGCACAGCGCCCGCGTAGCGGTTGAAGCAGGTCGCGGCGTAGCCGTAGACCACGAGGTCGACGAGCAGCTTCTTCGCCTGGGCCTGCTCGGCCTTGATCAGGAGAGGCTGCGACTCGTCGAGCCACACGTGACCCTCGTTCTTGTCGAGCACGTACACACGGTCCTGATTGGTGCCAACACCGAGGTTCGTGACGATGTTGTTGTCCACGATGACCGGGTCATCCGAAGGCAGGTACCCGCGGATGCCGGGACCGTAGCCGGCACCCGTCGCGGATCCCATACCGTTCTGACCGGACATGCGCCCGGAGATGAGTGGGAACGTGGACTGGAACTGGTTCTGCAACCAACGCCACCGCGTGTTGTACATGAGCACGAGCAGCTCGGATCCCTGGTCGAGCTTGGCCGTCTCAACGGCGGCCGCAGCCTGCAGGATCTTCGCGTACAGCTCGAGCCCGGTCGGGGATGCGTCGGTGTACGTCAGCGCGGTCGCGTTCGCGTTCAGACCGGTCGACGCGCGGTTGATCGCCTTGTTGTCCATGTCCGAGTAGTACGAACGGACGAGGTCCTCGATCGTCACATCGAGAGCACCAGGTGCACGCTCGATCAGCTGACGAGACACGCTCTCGGAACCCGCGACCGTATAGATCGGGATCGAGATCAGCGTGTCGTCGATGTCAGTCTCAGAGACCGTGGCTCCCTCGCTCGACTGCTCGTCGGCCGAGGTGCCCGTGGTGACCTTCGACAGGTACGCCGTCATGCCCGATTCGGGCAGCGGGTGCTTGCGCAGGTTCTCGACCAGGTTCGCACCCTTCTTCGCGTTCGGTGCGAAGTCGTCCACGAGGTACGCCGGAACGGCCCAGCCAGACATGCCGGAGGACGAGACGATGCGCTCGTGCACCGGGTTGCCGGCAGCCTTGCGCTGGTCGAACTCCTGGTCGGTGTGGCGGCTCAGACGCTCGCGCGCCTTGGTGCTGCCGAGGAACGACGCGGCGACATCCCGAAGGAACGCCTCGCCCTTCTTGTCTGCGTCCTGACGGTAGACGGCCTCCTCGCGGCCGACCGACCCGCGGGCGTGAGTAACCTCGCGCTCTTCGGGCATCTCGGCGCCGGGCTTGATCTGTGCGGCGCGGGCAGTGGCTGCCTCGTCCTCAGCGATCTCGGCCTTGATGTCCGCAGCGCGGGCCTCCATGGCATCGATCTCGGCGTCGACGGTCGAGCGACGCGCAAGCGCTTCGTCGACCTTGTCCTGGTCGGGAGTGGCCTGGCCGCGCAGATCCTTGAGTTCTGCGACGACCGCGGCACGCTCCCCGTACTTCGTAGAGATGCTACGCAGCGTTGCTGCGAGCAGGTCCTTGGGGTCCATGGTGGTTCCTTTCGGAGGGTGAATGGTGTGTGTCGGTGCCAGGCAGCCAGGACGCCAGGCCGTAGCGCGGCGGCGCGGAGCGCGGACTTAGGTGGTGCGCCTACCGGTAGCGGCGCGGGGCGATGTCGGCCTCACTGATGAGGTCGACACCACGGCTAGTGGGGGCAGCGGCTGCGAGCTGGCCGGCTGCTGGTGGGCTGTCTGCGAGACCAGACCCTGCGGTGTACGGGTTCGCGCCATACCCAACGATCGCGACGTCACCGCGGTGGATGTCCACCTCTTCGATCGAGTACTCCTGATAGTCGGGTGACCACAGCCCCTTGATGATGCGGAACGAGAACGACATCTCGTCGACCAGGGAATGGCCGGTGTCGTTCGGGATCAACTTCGGGTAGATGTACGCGACGTCGAGGTCAGACATCGACAGGTCAGCCTTCACGTGAAGACCGCGCTCGGTCTCCTCGAGCATGAGAGTCTTCATCGTGGTGCGGGCGATACGGCGAATCTGGTCATGCACGATGACGAACGGCACGTCGAGGTCGACTTGCGCGAGCGTCTTGCGGAACGCCCCCGCGCGCACTACCTCCGCGTAGGGCCCGTACCAGTCCCACATGTCGTAGGGCATCTCGGTGACCGAGGCATACCCGTCGAACTGCACGATCCCCGAAGCGGTGGGCTCGGCCACACGGATCTGCGACACGTGTGCCGCAACACGAGCACCCGACGTCGCGGCCTCCGCCGATCGACGGTTCGATGGTCGATTCGCGAGGGCCCGCACTTCGACGGCGCGCTTAGCGGCCGCATCAGTGCGCCGCTCCTGCAGGGTGGTGATCATGGCGCTCCTTGTGTAGAAGGTGTCGACGGCGTGGGCGCGGGTCCCGTGAGGTTTGCGCCGACCCTGTTAGCGAGGGCGCGTAACTCTTCTTGCGAGATGCCCTTGTCGACGGCGAGATAGCCCATCTGGAGAAGTCGCGCGGCGGCTGTCGCGCGTTCTGCGTCGCTCTCCCCTGTGGCCTCGATCGGCATCGGGGGCATGTTCTCGAACTCGCGAGCTTCGTCCTTGGTTTTAAGCCCGGCCAAGTACTCCTCAATGAGGAGACGCCTGCGGGTCTCGGGATCCATACGCAGCAGGCCCTCAGTGTTGAGCTTGACGAAGCCCCGCCCAGGCACGAGCCTCGACAGCGCCTTCTCACGCCGCACGATCGCCGGCCCGAAGTTCATGATGAGAAACTGCAGGTTGCGCTGGCTGATGTTCGCGTAGGTCACAGACTGACCAGACACCGCGGCGTCGATCAGGTCACCGGGCATCCCAAAGAAGCGCGCGATGTCGATCACCGAGTGGTTCATGAGTTCCAAGAACGCGATGTCCTTCGCACGTGCGCTCTGGATCTGGACGTCCCACTCTTTGCCGACGACCGCAGGCTCACCGTTCTGCATTGCTGCGCTCAGGCGACGCTTGGTCTTCGAGGCCTCCTCGGCGTCGAAGTTCCGCTCCGTGGACCTCACCACCATCGACGGCGTCGCACCACGATCGAACCAGTCCAGCGTGAACTGCAACGCTGACGTGTAGGTCGCCAACGTGCGAGCCGCGTGAGCGATCGGGGACAACCCCAACGGCGACCCAGCCTCGGTGTACTGGCGCTCATGCCAGATCTCATCAGGGTCGTATTCCTTGGCCCCGATCCGGTACTTAGTGATCCGTGAACCCTTGCCACGTACCGACACGTCAGACGCTGCGACGAGGTGGATCTCACGAGGTAACCCGTTGCCATCCTTCGACGTGATGACGCCGAACGTGTTGCCATAACGGTCGAGGTCGAGGCGTGTTGACGCAAGCCAGTCGACGATGTCCATCGGCTGCCCCTCACCCCACGTGTCTGGCGTAACCAGCACGTCAGGCGTCGGGACAGGGAACTGTCGGGTCGATCCGGTGTGCTTCTTGTAGCAGTCCACTGGAAGAGTCGACTCGAGCGACGCACGCAGCTGCAGACAGGCCCACACCGCTGAGGTCTGCATCGCATCCTTGGTCGACACCTGGCCACCGCTCGAGCCTGAACCGCGCGACGGGAGGCCTGCGTCTGTGCCCGTGATGCGACGCTGAGGGAAGAAGAAACCCACGGCTAGCCCCCCATCCGGTAGCCGGTGAAGGCCACTGCTGCGCCGCCGACAATGAAGCCAGCCGGCAACGCGATCAACGCCACACCCACGGTGATCAAGGCGAACCCGATAGAGGTCACCAGCGTCCCGATCAGATTGGACTTACGCACGAGAGCCTCCTAGGCGACGGTGTCAGCGGGTGATTGGCTGCTCGGCGGGTCAGCGAGCCATTGATGACGGGCGAGCGTCACGGCATAGCAGGGCGAGATGTCGCCCATGCCACTGCCTCGGAACCACACGAACGTGTTGCCGTAGGTCCGTTTCGACGTGCCGGCGAACGCTTCGTTCTGGTCTGGATCGTCGACGAACCACGCCTTGCGGTTCACCACGTCCGAGAACAACGCGCCACACGCGGCCGCGACGAGTTGAGTGCCAAGCACCACCACGTCGAAGCCTTCGTCTTCGAGGTCCTGCTTGAGCGACATCGCAGCGCCGTTACCAGCGAGCACCACCTTGTCTCCGCCATGCCTCTCACGCATCTTCACGAGGTGGTCAACAACCCAGCCAGTGCCGAGCTCGTGAGCCACCAGAGACCATGCGATGCGCCGCGCCGGGTCGACCGACTTGCCGGCCACGGCGATCGACGAGTACTCGTGATCGGGGGCCACGTCGACCGACCACATCGGGGCGACGTCGAAGTCAACCGGGGATGTCGGCGCCGTCCACGCACACTCCCTGTATGCCAGCACAGGGATGATCGGGTCAGCCTTCTGACCACCCG